GGGAGAGCGCATGCGACCAACATTGAATGATGTCAGTGGTAGAGGCGAATCAACATCAATGCGTTGGGTGTTATGAATCACAGCAATATCACCACGACGGAAAATCGGCACACGACCATCACTTGGTAGGCGTACTGGATCAAGACCCAGTAAGTCAGCATTTAGAGGTAAATAGCTAAATGCCACCGCACTAAAGCGAATCGTTTCAGGTAATACAAACACCGGGGTATTGATATAAGTTATAGCGTTTTCAATAAACTCCATTCCAACGTCATACCACGGCTGGGCCTCAATTTCAGGGCGATTTGCTGAAGTAATCTGTACTTTTTTACGAAATACAAATTGCCCTACAGCTTGATCAAAATTGAAATAGCCTTCACAGTCCACACTGTCCACATAACCATCTTTATCTGGCATTACATTGATTTGCCCGCCTTCTACCTTGGTTGCGATCAATGTCAGTGACTGCGGACGCAGCGGCAACATCGGTGCCCGAAATGCCACTTGGTTGGTGGTGCTTGGCTCAATCTGCGTGACTAAACTTTCAAGTGTCGGGCTGTTTGCTGCTCCCGCATCCCAACCGGTTAACTCAATATTGCCGTTACCATAATGAATCTGTCCCGCCACAGTACCCGAGCCAGTCGTCACTGATGGATTGCGATAAAGAGATCCCATCCGATCAATATAGGTTGATCCACCCAAGCCAAATCTCACAGATCCTGAAAGAATCTGTTCTGCATAACCCTCAGTTACATCAAGCTTGAGAGCAGACATAACAATTTCATCCGTAAAGGTTTGTGCAGTTGAAGTATCACGGTAGGACACAACAATAGATACAGCCGTAACAACATTCTCAAGGCTCAGTTCATGTTCTTCTTTGATCGAGACCGTCTGACGTATCACATCCTTACGTGGTGCAATGTCATAGCCCACAATTGCACTAACCATATTCTTCTGACGCACTTCGGCTTCAAGTTCATATCGGTATGAATCAACATTTGAAGTCGGTGTAATGCTGAACGTTCGAGTTAAATAATTAACACTGCCTTTCTGAGCCCCTGATGCCGTGACCAAATGCCCCGTATTGGCATCTATAGGGCGGTCATATAAATCAACCTCTCCACTATACTTCCCATCATTGGAGCGCACAGGAACACGTACGCGAATCGACTTCGGGATCAACGCTTGACTGCCGCTTTCAAGCACGAAACTGACTGCGCCATTGCTCGGCACTACTGAAACCGTTGCATTAAGCTTGTCACCCTTTTGAGCGCTTAAATTTAGTGTGGTGCCGCCATTTGGCAACACAGTAGGCATCATTTTGGCGATGCCATCTGCGTAGTTAATAGTGCCTGTCGCATCCCCTAAAAAGTTGCCCGCACCATCATCTGTTGCCGTTTTAGCCACACCATTTAAAAGCCAAGTTACCGTCAGTGTTCCTGGTACATAATCAGTGCCAGAATTAAACTCAATATAGGCTTTCTTGATTGGTAGACCTGCACGCTCATATACAGAGACCTTATTCCCCCAAGTCAACAAGATTGCAGTATTTGCATCCGGCAAGGCACCTGTAGTTAGAACCATCGCGCCAGTTTCATAGTTAATGGTCCCCGATCCATAAGCTGAATCTGCCCCACGTAACTGGCCGGCTCCATTATCACGTAAAGTGTAAACTTTGCCTTGTGCGACATAAGACACTTGCAATGATGCAGGAGCAGGCAACGGTAGAATGTTACGGAGCCAGTTATAACCTCGGTTTTCAACCGTTACATAAATTAAAGCTGACTCTTGCGGAAAGCTTGGTGAGGCAGCAGGAATGAAGCTTATATTAAATGTAGTTGTACCCGTACCTGCATTAGCATTCCAATTAATCAGGCCATTCTGATAATCAATGGTACCCACTACCGTGCCAGCACTATTTTTTAATTCACCACCTACGTCGCTAATCGCACTACCAAATAGGGTAAATGAAACACTTTTTGGTAAAACCGCAGAGCCTAAATAAAAGCCTTGTGAGCTATTAACGTTAATAGAGTGCTGTTTGGTTAATGGTGTGCCACGTCCAGCGACTAAAGAGTTGAGCTGTCCTGCAGCATCTATTTCTGAAAGTGGTGTTTCTGTTTGAGCGCTTGGAACCAATTGAGAATAAATGGAATCAATATAGATTTTAGTTGATCCCAATTGGATGTCCTGTACCAACTTTTTAATACCATAGTAATTTGTAGCATCCGCAACACGAGTATCGCGAACAAAAGCAATTGGGGTATTACCACTAAGAAATTGTTGTACCGTCTGTCCCTCAAAATCACTACGCAATGCGTCAGAAATTCCACACGTCACTACACGGCGTTTTACAACTCGGCCACTAATTTCAAAATCCCTTACCTCGTTGGCCACAATCTCGGTCACTCGGACAAATTGATATTTTTCAGTAATTTTTCCCTCATTTGAAACCAGAACAACTGTTTTTCCTTGTATTGGAATATTTTGACTATTTTCATTCAAAGACATCTGAAATGTACGCTGCCCTTGCAACTGAAGCTCAAGTAAATGCCCCTCCCATTTCACATCACGCGCCAAATACTGTTCAACCTGATTTTGCGCATTGGTGCGACGATCAAACCAATTTTTGGTGGTGAATAAGTTCACCGAAACATTGGGATCTGTCGGCATACGTGAAATGATGACATGTACCCCAAATGCTGTAGGTGTCATTGGGGTTTTAATCGCTGGAAAGAACTTACGCAGTCCGACACGCCCATATAGCCGATCCATTTCATCGACATCTGGAAATAGGTTATTAGACTGCCCGTCAATAATCTCATTGGCCGTCATTTGACCACCGCCATCCGGTGTGTCTAGCAGCACTTGTGACTTCATTAATTTGATGTCACCACTTTTAATTTCTACCATCAGTCAACCTCAATAAAATATAAATTGCAGAACCAGACTTCATCATCGGTATTCGTTCCCACAAAGCCTTTCACTGGCTCCGACTTCAGTGGGCCTGAGGTCTTAAAAATCACATTAAAGTTGCGTGTACCACCGCGCTCGAAAGTCAGGCGAAAGCGCTGACCTTTCAAATTGGCCCACTCGTGCAAAGACTTCACAATGCCGCGCTTCGCCCAGCCAGTTTTATCGTCTGGCCGTTCAAGTGTGATTGGTCGACCCGCCAGCTTTTCGCTTTGCTCAACAATCAATGCACCAGCAATGGTGTATTCACTGTCATTTGATGCAACCTTGGACCAACTAAACTCATCCACCCACATCAGCTCATCACTGAGTTCAATGACTTCACCCTCAGGCACATGCCCTGTTCCTATTAACTTCTGCAGTTTCATGCTTTTCTCTAGGTGTAAAAAACCCACCAATCGGTGGGCTTTAAGATCGTTTTTTCATTTCAGTTAAGGCATCCAGTAGATTCTGCTCACTTCCAGCCACGACTTGAACCTGCTTGGTTCCGCCATCTGTACGCAGATCAACTTGAACCGTGCCAAATGAAGTTGCTTCTAAAGGCTCTGTATTGATCGACACCGGCTCAATTGATGGTGCCATTGCGGAAACCTCGGGATTGGCTTTAAGCTGTGACAGGTTGCCACCTCCCTTACCACCAGCCAAAGTCATCCGCTCCTTGGTTGCCTCATTAATTTTGGCACGCTTAGCTTTGAATTCCTCCCAGTAGTCTTGACCTGCAAGACTGTCGGAAGCGCCTGTTGGGTTACTTGGCGTTTCAGCTCTAGAAACCTGACTCACAGCACGTTGAGTAGCAACAGAGGCTTGCTGGATCTCACCCAGTTTGGTAACGGTGGCTTTACCTGTGGCGTCTAGTTGGACTTGTAGACCAAGACTTGCTGCTTTTGCCTGAGCAACAGCAATTTTGGCCTTATCACCAGTTGCAATGGTTGAATCCAGCATCAGCTTGTACGCTTGCTGAATACCATCTGCGGTCGCTTGGCCACTTTTGCTAATCACATCAAAATTAGCCTGTGCAGATTGTGCAGCTGAATCTAACTGTTCTTGAGTTTTAACACCCATGGCATTAAAAGCAGCTTGTGCCGGGTTTAGGATCTCAGGTAACTGTGCCACTTTTTGTTCGATCTTACTTAAACCTAAAGCAACCTGTTCCCCTGCAATCAATCCCTGCTTACCGAACTCAATCAGCGCACTTTTTGCGTAATCAATTTCAGCTTTGGTCTGGGCTGAGTCAATAGCCTTATTGAGATTTGCACTTAAAGCTAAACCAGTATCAATCCCTTGGGCTTTGTAGGCTTCAAGATTACCAATAATGACTTGGATGTCGTTATTGGCAGACTGGAATGTACTTGAAAATGCACCTTTAAGTTGCTGGGTTTCTAAACCAGTTCGACCTAGTGCAGCTTTCATTACCGCTTCTGTGACTGCGGCAGATTTAGCAGCTTCTTGTGAAGTTCCAGCAAAGGCTGCTTTGGCATTGGTTTGGAAGACAATAAGATCCTTACCACTCAATGCCTTTGCTAACTCAGCCTGCATCTGATCAGCAGTAATTTTTCCTTGTTCTCGAAGAAGGTTAAGAGTCGTTACAGCATCATTGATTCCTTTGGTTGAATCAAACGACATTGCTTTAGCAACTTTTTCAAGCGCTTCCTTGGCCAAGCCGCCTTTTTTAACTATCTCATCAAACTCTGCTACAAGTTTTTTAGACTCTGTTGTGAGCTGGTATGTTTTATCGCGTGCCTTTTCAGCTGCTGCAGCTATTTCAGCCTTTGACTCAGCGACTACTTTTGCTCGAGCAGCCTCAAGGGCCTCCTGTGCTGCAAGATCCTCGAACGCTTTTCCATATCCTTTTAACTTCGCTATCCCCTCTCCAGCCCAAGTACCAATTGGCATAAACACTGTTGGTATTAACAATCCAACAGCAGTTACTGCCACTCCTAGCGCACCTAAACGACTAATTAAGGTCATTACAGATCCGCTAGCAGTAGTTGCTGTTGTAGCAGCAACGGTTGTATTTGTGGCTAATTGAGTTTTAGCGGTAGCTGCAGAACGTGTAGCGGCAGCATTTGCTAGTTGAGCTTGGGTGTTTGCAACAACAGACACTGTTTCTTGAGTAATCGCAACTTGTGCCGCTTTTACTCCTGCGGCCTTATCAAGAAATACGTTGGCAATATTTAATGCTTTGTAGGCTATAAATGCTTGAGCGGCAAGAGTGAGTATTGAGACAATTTGATCGAGGTTTTCTGATACAAACTTAATTGCATTTGCAACTCTTTCACTTGCGCCTGTTGCCGCATCCGCCTCACCTATATACAAGGTCCATGCATTTTTTAGGTTTACTATCGCTTGCCCGATCGTGACGGGCATTTTACCGAATTCTTCATTCAGTGCTTTTGATTGGCTTTCAAGTGCTTTGACAAGTACATCAGATGTAAGTTTACCCTCGTTTGCCATGGCACGTAGCTTACCAATATTCACACCTAAGCCATCAGCAAGAGCTCTCGCCAAACGTGGCGCTTGCTCCATCACACTATTGAATTCCTCACCACGAAGAACACCAGACTGCAAAGCTTGGTTAAATTGATAAATAGCTGCCTCATTTGATGCTGCAAGGCCACCACCAACAATCAGTGATTTATTAACTAAATCCGTTATTCCTAAAGCTCGTTCCTGCGAATAACCCAGCTGATCGGTTGCACTTTTAACCCGCGTAAATAACTCTGCAGTAGCAGTAAGATTAGAGCGAGTTTCAATTGCAATATTTTTTACACCCTCAAAAGCTTCTGCGAAGTTCCCACTTTTAGAGGTTGCAAGATCAATCCTTGCTTCTAAAACCTTAAATTCATCAGCAGTTCGGCCAATATCCATTAAGGACATGCCAATTCCAAGTGTAGCCATTGCGCTGGTTAGTGCTGTATAACCAGTTTTTAAGCCTTGAATCTCTCCACTAACCTGCTTAACAAGCGCTTCATTTTTTTGGAGTTCCGCATTTGTTTTACCTAATTCAGCATCCAGCTTGCTTAATTCAGGGGTAACGAGACTTAGTTCTGATTTGAATGTGTTAAATGCCTGATCAGCTTGCTTGACCTCTCTTTCTAACGAGTCAATCTGTAGCTGAGCAATTCGAATATCTTCGGGCGTGGCTTTGGTCTTTGAAAATTCCTCAAGTTTAGTTTTTGCAGTAGCTAAGTTTGCTTTAAGAAGATTTAACGATCGCACGGAGTCGACACCAAACTTCTCAAAGTTATCTGAAGCACCTATAACACTAGTACCAGTACTTTTAATAATTTCAGTTGCTTCATTAAGCGATTTAATTAAAGTTGCTGCGCGTTCACTGGTATTTTTTGGAATGATGTTTCCAATTTCTGCACCAGTATTTTTGGCAGTATTTGCTACATCCTGTAGTTCACTACCAAGTTCGCCCAACTCACCTTTTACTTGTTCAGCTTTTTTTGGCAAGTCTGTTGGTATGATTTTACCAATCTCTTTTGCGGTTTCAGCGCTTGTTTGTTTTAGTCGTTCAGCTTCACTCCCAATGGTTTCAAATAGTTTTTTGCTAACATCTTTGGATTGTTTAGCTGCGGCAACAAGGCCTTTGCTATCGCCATCCATGATTAATTTGAAAGTTAAATTTTTACCAGACATGGCGACCTCAAATTTCAGGCATTAAAAAACCCACCAATTGGTGGGTTTGAAGTGCTTATTTAAATCATTTTTGAATTATTCGATTCACAACATAAAATCGCTTGCCGTTTTTACAATCAACAAATGAAGCAATTTGGTCTGGATAATTACTTTTAGTATTTGAATGTCCAACATACTCAACTAAATCACACTCAGGGAGTTTCGAAACAAGCTCGGCTGAATCTCGATCGTGTTTTTGTACTTCAATTAGACCTTGTGCACCAACCTGCTTAAATAGCTTCGGGTATGCCTCAAGCCTATAACTCTCGATCGCATTCACATCAATTTTAGGATTGTTCATTAACTTTACCTCGATAAAAAAGCACCCTAAGGTGCTTTATAGTTTCCATCTTTAGAGCCTTTGCAAGCTGCTTGAACTTTATCCAAAACCAACTCACCACTACTTGTAATAGGGTGCTGATTAATTGATTGATAATATTTAATGCCATGCAACATACAGCTCGCCTCGTAATCTTTTTGTGTTAGTTGGGGTGGTGGTACATCCTTATTTTTATAAGCATTAATAGCGGCGTTTGTTAAAGCATATAGGGCTACTACAACAATCCCACCAATAATCCCCAATATACCTAGTGCTATTAGATCCCCTAAATCCGAGGGTTTACTGGTTGTGCAAGCACGAGAAGGTGTAACTAAATCACTGCCACAATTATCACAAACACCCACTCCAGTTCTACGCCAGATCTCGTAAACAATAGCTGGCAAGAGAAAGAAGAATGCTAAAACTAACGTGATTAGAAAATTACCACGATTTTTCGACCATCCTACATGACCACAGTTATTACAGCTAATACATTTATTTGCCATCCAACCCTCAACGACGTTCCCATGTAATTTTAGATACGCGACCTTCACGAACGGTTACCGTGTAAATTTCATTATCAATCTGATATACGTAGTCCGTTACCGATATGGATGTATTTCGACCAGTATCAACTGTATAGCTGTGTTGGTGCATCGGCTTACCAGCTTTAGAAAGCAATGCTCCAATTGAATCGCCAACTTGAACAATATCACCGCCTACACGGAAGCTACGTGTTTCTGCGGCCATAACTGAGAATGATGCGACTAATAACAACCCAGCAAGTAATTTTTTCATTATTTATCCAAACTTATAAAGCACTTGCCGAATAATAACGTGATCAAATTCACATCACAACTCAATCATCAACTGCCCTTAAATCATCAGTCAATTTGGCATAAGCTTTATCTTTGGCATGCTGAGCTGCACGCATTAGATTTGTGCTTGTTAAGAGGTTTTGTGATCGTTGCTTTTGAGCTGCTTTAAGGTAACCAATAAAAGATCCATAGCTCATTTGCATGATATCTTCATGATGATGATCAGCCTCAATTAAGTATTGGAAAGTTTCAAACCAACTCGGTTGATCCAGCTCTTTGACTTTTCTTGAGCGTTTTCGCCCTGATTCTTTCTCCGCAAAATAAGCGTCATTCACTTTGATAACTGCTTCAATCAAAGATAAGAATGTTGATTCTGAAGCCTCAGCCATCAAAATCAGCTCACTTTCAGTTTTCAGTGTGGATTTACCCAACAAAGTCATTACTTCAACTGTATGCGCTTTTAACAGCGATTTATAAATTTCATCTGAATGAGTTTTTAGAAAGGATTTAATTATTGAGGCATGTGGTGCCCATTCATCAATGTTATGCATTTTCAATTGATGAATGGTGACGTCGCCAATTACTACACTTCGATTATTTGCTAAGAAAAACTCATTCATGATGGAATCTCAAAAAAATAGGCACAAAAAAAGACGCTAATGCGCCTAAGGTTCTTTGTGCCTAATGGGTTTATGCTGCTACAGAGAAGCGCTCAATGTGACCAAAAATACTTAATTCAGCATCATTCGCTTTAGTGATGTCTGCAAGACATTCACCTTCAAAGCTATAACTCGCAAAGTCTTCATGAATTAAGTCAAATTCAGTTTCAGGAGATAATTCTAGGCGCCATAGTGTCACTGCAACTTTATCGCCTTGGTATGTATCGACCCCCTTGAAGAAGAAGCGATATTCCTCGCCTAGATTGGTAGCAATCGTTGTACGTGTAATCGCACCAGATTTACCTGACCATTTCACATCAGTAATGGGTTCATTAAAGATGACCGTTCCAAACACGGCGTCTAGGGTATATTTATCTGCAGCAATGGCCGCATCAGCAGGCCCTTTAAATGCAATATCAGACAAATTGCGGGTCCCTAGATCAATCATTTCACCAGCTTTAACTGCACCTAATGTTGTTTCAGGAATTGTTGCTTCTGGGATTTCTAGTGTTTTACCACTGAGCACCATAGCTAGGTTTTCTTTGGTGACCTCTTCCAAAGTTCCGCTAACCGATACACCGGTTTGCTTACGCAGTACTGCATCCTTTGCACGCAGACCTGTTTTAGATTCATAGTGATCTGTTGATTCAGAAGTAATCTGAAGCTGTAGCTCTGGCGTGTTGCCAATCGATAATAGTGCAGCAGGCTGGCCATTAATCATTTTTGCTAAAAACAACTCACCTTGGAGCGAGATTAAATCAGGCTTATTCGCCATTAGCTTTTACCTCTTTTTCTGTTTTAGTTGACACTGTAGGCTTGGTTTTAGTTGATGCTTCAACTACCTCTTCAACCAACTCAATAACGCCACGTAGCAGTAAGTCTTGAACCTGAGCGTCGCTTAAACCACCGACGATATCCCCAGTACGAAAACGCCCGACAGATTGCCGGGCTTTGTATTGTTTTTGCATGAATAATTCCTAAACAAACATTTTTGATTCAAACACCAATGTGATGTACACACACGTTGGTGAATAGTCCTCTTCTACCGCCACCATTTCTAAAGGGCGCTTACTGGATGCAGGTTGCCAGCCTGATAAAAGTTTTAAAACTTTAATCGTCAGCAAACCCACTCGATCTAACACCGCAGATCCATCACTGAGTTGTGATGCTGCATGACGTTCGCAAATCGTGACTTCCCACTGTTGAGTGAGCATGTTTACTGACGATCGCACAGCTTCATCAGATTTGCGAATGCGGCGGTAATAGATTTGGGCGTTTGGCGTAACCTGAGATAGTTCCGTAATTTTTGCAGAGTTGGCTGGTGTGTAGATCTTTTTAAAATCTGCAATTTCAGTTAGCTTTTCAGCTATCTCACCACGTACAGCAAAGAAGTTATCTTCATTACTCATCTGTCAAATGCTCCACAATTAAATCCAATACTTCCCGCTCATCTGTTTCAGTCAATCCCAAGAATGGACGACGAGGCATGTTCACTTTGTACGCTTTCCCTTGAGTTTCCTGCATGAAGTTAGATCGAGCCTTACGCACAAATTTATTACCCACCAAGCCTGTGCGCAGATCCTGCCGAAAGTAAGTGCGACGCATACGTGCTTCATACTTAATTTCGCCACCAAAGTGATGAATAGCCGCGTACTCAACGTCCGTTCCAATCTCCACACTATTCGGTAGTGCGTTATAGGTCATGGAGTTCATAGCTCTGGAAGTATCACGCATGGTGGTACCACCTTTACGCAAAACTCGGCCAGACAAACGCCATTTACCCTCAAGCCCCTCACCATTTATCCATCTAGAGCGAATATTCGATACAACCGATTGACCTATCGCATTAAAGAGCTTCAGCTTCCCTTGATCAAAACTAGATAAGCGCTCCAGAGCTTGCATTACTGCTGATTCACCTCCC